CACAACGATCTTGCAAACTGGACTCACAAAGAACCAAGCAGTGTTTACAATTGGGGAACTAAAAATATTTTTTCACAAAAGTTTGACCGAGGTAATAAACTTAGTGTCAAGCAATTTGAAAGATTGGAAAACCAACACTGTACCGATGCATATCATGATGCAAAACAAAAACAGTTATATATTCCTATTTTTTGGCATAAGAACCATATGCCGGTTTACTTTGCTAATAGTGCAACTGTTACAATTGATATTGATACTAAATTTGCACAACGTTGGTTCCATCGTGCAAGGTATAAAAAACACTACAATGTAAGATCTACTGATAATGGTATCACCGTTGATGTAATGGAGAACCGTCCTGCATATCAAGTTGCAGGGTTCGCAAATCCAACTTCTAAAGATTTTAAAACATTAAACCAATTTGTACGTGAAGAGATAATAAACGATGCCTTCCGGGAAAACTTTATTAATCTACAAAATGTCAGCAAATGGAATATACCAAATATCAATATAAACCTCAGTGATATCTTAACTGATAAGTTTACTAACCAGTATCATCGTGTATGCGGTTTTTATAATTTTACTCCTATCAGAGATACCATAGAGGTTATAAAACTGCAGGAATATTGGGCAAATTGCCATAAAAAAACACTTGACATCAACATATAAACATACTATAATAAACATTAACAAGGAGTATTTACATGACAACCCAATTTGACTCAGAACAAAAAGCAAAACTTACACAGATTATCAACGAAGGTATAGGTGTAATGAGCGAAGTAGAAGCACTAAACGAGGGACTAAGCGATACCGTAAAAGCAATCGCAGAAGAACTACAGATCAAACCATCAGTGCTTAAAAAAGCCATACGTATTGCATTCAAGAGCAGTTACACTGCAGAAAAAGAAGACCAGGAAGTATTAGAAGAGATACTTACAACTGCAGGAAGGACATTATAGTCTGTGAGTTATGTTGATGCACTATTTGACAGAGAAAAAGATAGAATACACGTTGTAGAACGTGTAGATGGCAGGAGAGAGTACAGAGAGTTTCCTGCCTCATACTGTTTTTACTATGCTGACCCAAGAGGTAAGCATAAAAGTATCTATGGACAATCTGTCAGTAGGTTTTCAACACGTAATAACAAGGAGTTCCGTAAAGAACTGCGTATGCAATCTGGCAAAGACATATTTGAATCAGATATTAATCCTGTTTTTAGATGCTTTGAAGAGAACTACAAAGGCATTGATGCCCCTAAGTTACAAACCGCGTTTTTCGATATTGAAGTTGACTTTGATCCTGTAAGAGGATATAGTTCTCCAGCAGATCCTTTCAATCCTGTAACTGCTATCAGTATATACTTGCAGTGGATGGAGCAGTTGGTAACACTGGTTATACCTCCCAAAGCAATGAGTTGGGAGACTGCACAAGAAATATGCAATGAATTTCCTAACACAATGCTGTACGAACGTGAGGAAGATCTTATAAGCACGTTCTTGGACTTGATTGAAGATGCAGACATAATCAGCGGGTGGAACAGTGAGGGTTATGATATCCCCTATCTTGTTAACAGAGCTACACGTATACTAAGCAAGGATGATACTAGACGTTTTTGTTTGTGGAATCAACTTCCCAAGAAACGTACATTTGAACGTTTTGGATCAGAAAACATTACGTTTGATACCATTGGCAGAGTGCATATGGATTATATGCAACTGTACAGGAAGTACACATATGAAGAGCGACACAGTTATAGTTTAGATGCCATTGGCGAATATGAACTTGACGAGAAGAAAACTGCATATGAAGGCACACTGGATCAACTGTACAATCAAAACTTTAAAACGTTTATTGAGTATTCAAGACAGGATACTGCACTACTTGATAAGATGGATAAGAAACTGCGTTTCATTGCACTAGCGAGTGAACTAGCACATGCTAATACTGTGTTGCTACAAACAACAATGGGTGCGGTTGCAGTTATAGAACAAGCAATTATAAATGAAGCACATGAACAAGGCATGGTTGTTCCTAATCGACAACAACGTCTTACTGATGATGATACTGCGGCAGCAGGTGCTTATGTGGCATATCCTAAGAAAGGCATACATGAATATGTTGGTGCTATTGACATCAACAGTTTGTATCCATCAGCTATTAGGGCATTGAATATGGCACAGGAAACCATTGTTGGACAACTGCGTCCTATCATGACTGAGCAGTATATTAAGAACAAGATCAACAACAAAGCAAGTTTTGCTATGGCTTGGGAGGGCTTGTTTGGTACACTAGAATACACTGCGGTTATGAAACAGGAACGCGGTACAGAGATTACAGTTGACTGGGAGAACGGCGAAGAGAGCGTACACAGTGCCGCAGAGATATGGAAGATTATATTTGATAGTAATCAGCCCTGGATGCTTAGTGCAAACGGTACTATATTCACCTATGAGAAAGAAGGCGTTGTTCCTGGCTTGTTGGCACGTTGGTACAGAGAACGTCAAGAGATACAAAAAAATCTAAGAGCCGCAACTGATCCAGATGAACGTGAGTTTTTAGACAAACGACAGTTGGTTAAGAAGATTAACCTAAATAGTTTGTATGGTGCTATTCTCAATCCTGGTTGTAGATTCTTTGATAAACGTATAGGACAGTCAACTACACTTACTGGTAGAGCTATTGCACATCATATGGATGCGTTTGTAAACGAAACCATTACAGGTAAGTATGATCATGTTGGTGATGCAGTTATATATGGTGATACAGATTCAGTGTACTTTAGTGCATATCCAATACTGAAAAAAGACATTGATGCTGGCAATATGGAATGGAACAAAGAAACTTGTATACAACTGTATGATGCTATAAGCGATCAACTAAACGAAAGTTGGCCACGTTTTATGGAACAGGCATTTCATGTGCCTCGAGATAACGGACTTATTATTAAAGGCGGTAGAGAACTTATTGCTGATAGAGGATTGTTTATAACAAAGAAACGTTATGCAGTAAACATATTTGACTTAGAAGGCAAGCGTCTTGATATCGAAGGCAAGCAGGGCAAAATTAAAGCAATGGGATTGGACTTGAAACGTAGTGACACACCTAAGGTCATACAAGACTTTTTGATGACACTATTAGTAGAAGTACTTGCTGGTGCCGGTAGAGAAAAGATAATTGAGATGATCAAAGCATTTAAGTTTGATTTCAAAGAACGTCCTGCTTGGGAAAAAGGTTCACCTAAACGTGTCAATAACCTAACTATGTACAGCAAGAAAGAAGAACGTGAAGGCCGAGCAAACATGCCCGGACATGTACGTGCAGGAATGAATTGGAACACTATGAAGAAAATGAATTCAGACAACTATAGTCAAACTATCATTGATGGTATGAAAACTATTGTTTGTAAACTAAAGCCCAATCCACTTAACTGGACGTCAATCGGATATCCTACAGATGAGATGCACTTGCCACAGTGGTTTAAAGAACTGCCGTTTGATGATGCACTTATGGAAGCAACTGTTGTTGATCAAAAGATTGACAATCTACTACACGTGCTTGAGTGGGATCTAGCAAGTGAAACAAATACAACCAACACCTTTAACACACTATTTGAGTTTAATTAATGATAAAAAAAATACTACAATCCTTACGTAATGTAGTCAGATATCGAGAGCTGGTCAACAGTCTTAGTATTAATAAAGTACGTAGGAGTATAAATTCTCAACTGTCTCAAATTTCAACAGACTTGTCTACTAACGATTATGACATAAAAAATCTCAAAGAACGCATTACCACTAAACATTTAAAAATACTAAAAATTTTAGAGGATATCGATTACGATCTAAATACATTTAAGCAAGGTATAAACAAAACAGTAGATGACTTAGCAATACCATACTATCAAAAAAGTAAAGATCTCTATGAGAAGCGACTATCCATTCCTGCTGAAGACAAACGTAGGTATCTCAGAGATAAGGAGCTGACACATAATGCTGAGGCACGAGAACTATTAATAACTTCAATAGGAGGCTATGTTTCTAATCAATATGCGTGTTGCCAAATATCACCTGGTTACGGTGATATTACCAAGCACATATTGTCTGGAACACCTTTATACATTGCAGACGAAGATCATATATTATTGAGACAATTTCGAGAAGACTTTTTTAATCCACAAATGCAACGACGTACTAACTGGTATACTATAAGCGACAATGATGATGACCCATTATCTAAACTACCACAAGAGCAAATTGGATGTTTTATTGTTATTGATTACTTGAATTTTAAGACTGTAGATATAATTAAAAAATACTTACAATCTATATACCAATGTTTACGTCCAGGTGGTACAGCAGTTTTTACCTTTAATAATTGTGATTATCCAAAGGCTATTGACAAAGTTGATGAAATGTATTATTGTTATACTACAGGCACAGAGATGAAAACTGTATGCACTGCCGTAGGTTTTGAGATAATAAAACTTGTTGCACTTGGTTATGATGAGCTAGACAATGGAATAAGTTGGTTAGAAATAAAAAAGCCAGGAGTGCTTACTACGATACGAAATAGCCAAGGACTTGCTGAATTAAAGAATTTATAAACTGGAGAAAAACAAATGAGAGACTATCTACTAGACTTAGTTGAACACAGCTATGACTTAGGTTGCATTGACCTAATTAAAATTACAGGCACAGATACTGCTACAAGTGTTGATGGACTTGCAGAGGACAAGAGCGTTGTGCTACAAGCAAAGTTTGGGACTCCTGTTGCAGACTACATTGGCACATTTGGTATGCCTAACTTAGCAAAACTAAAGATATTGCTTAATATTGGCGAGTACAAAGAAAACGCAGAAATAAGTGTAAAGCGACAGGAACGCAACGGTGAACAAGCACCAGTTGGATTGCACTTTAAAAATGCTGCCGGTGACTTTAAAAATGACTATAGATTTATGGTAAGCGAAATTGTTAGCGAAAAACTAAAAGGCGTCAAGATGAAAGATGTGCCTTGGGACATTGAATTTGAGCCAACAACTGCAAGTATCATGAGATTGAAGATGCAGGCACAAGCAAATGCTGAAGAGACAACATTCCAAACTAAAACAGAAGATGGACATTTAAAGTTTTTATTTGGCGACCATAGTACACATGCTGGTGACTTTGTGTTCCAACATGATGTTGGCGGCAAGTTAACTAAAAGTTGGAGTTGGCCTGTGCAACAGTTTATAGCAATTATGAACTTAACTGGAGACAAAACTGTGAGAATAAGCGACAGTGGTGCAACTAAGATAACTGTTGACTCAGGTATTGCAGTATACAATTATATCCTCCCAGCACAGAGTAAGTAATGCTAGTACAAGACAACCTAACTGATAAGCAAAGCGATTATGCAATATTTTTGCCTGCGATAAGCAGTTTCTATGCAACCTATATTGGTGCAGAACGCTATCCAGACAAAGTAAAAAGCATTATTGGT